CGATTTAACAACGATGCAGGGGTAGGTATTACCTCACACAAACAAACGCAACCAAGAGGCTCTATGAAAGAATTAGAAGCATTAAATAGTATGGAAGCAGTAGCAGTAGTGGAACGTGGTCTAACCAAACAGACTATGCACTATTATGGTGCAGGATCTGATGGTAACAAGTACTACTTCCCTTACTCTGATAAAGATAACAAGGTGGTGGCATGTAAGACACGGGGTGTTCAAGAGAAAACCTTTGGTGTTATCGGTGACTGGAGAGATGCCCAGTTATTTGGACAGCAGTTGTTCAGTGCCGGTGGCAGAGCTATCACGATTACTGAAGGTGAGTTCGATGCACTAGCAGTGTTTCAAATGACAGGATCTAAGTACCCTGCAGTATCAATTCGCAATGGCGCACACTCAGCACTCAAGGATTGTCGCAATGCTTATGAGTACCTGAATTCTTTTGAGAAGATTGTACTATGCTTTGACTCTGATGAACAAGGACAACAAGCAACGAACCAAGTAGCAGAGTTGTTTGGTAGCAAGGTCACTATCTTCAAGCATAAGCCGGACATGAAGGACGCATGTGATTACCTCAGTGCAGGTAAGAGCAAGGAGTTTATTGATTCATGGTATAGTGCAGAGAAGTTTGTACCTGATGGTATCATTGCCGGTTCAAGCTTATGGGATGAAGTCAACGCACCGGTAGAGAAGGCAGAAGTACAGTACCCTTACGAAGGTATCAACAGTTTGACATACGGTATTCGTAAAGGTGAATTGGTTACAGTCACTGCGGGATCAGGACTAGGTAAGTCACAGTTCTTGCGTGAGATTGTATGGCAGATTCTGAACAAGAGCACAGAGAATATTGGACTGATGTTCTTAGAAGAATCAGTTAAGAAAACAGCTAAGTCTCTGATGAGTTTAGCAGTGAACAAGACATTACATTTACCGGATTGTGAGACTAACGATGAAGAATTACGTGAAGCATTTGATAAGACAATGGGCACTGACCGTCTGTATTTGTTTGACCATTTTGGTAGTACTAGCATTGATAACATTATTAATCGAGTACGCTATATGGCTAAGGGTTTAGACTGCAAGTACATCTTTGTTGACCACGTATCGATCATCGTATCGGCACAGGAATCAGGTGATGAACGTAAAGCAATTGATGAGATCATGACCAAGCTTCGCATGTTGGTGCAAGAGACTGGCATTAGTTTGTTTGTTGTCTCACACTTGAAGCGTCCGTCTGACAAGGGACACGAGGAAGGTGCAGTAACTACACTAGCACAGCTACGTGGATCAGGTTCAATTGCACAGCTAAGTGATATCGTGATTGGCTTAGAGCGTAACGGACAGCATGAGGATATGAATGAACGCAACACTACTCATGTTCGTGTGTTGAAGAATCGTTTCGCAGGACTGACAGGTAAGGCATGTCGCTTACTTTATAATCGTGTTACCGGACGTATGTCTGAGATACCGGAAGAAACATTATGATGTATGGCTTTGTATTCATCTTCGCATTCATGGGTGGCTTTGCTTACGGTTCACTGAACCACTACGTAGAGAACATGACTGAGTGTACAACTTATCGACAAGGGGATACAACGTGGGTAGGATACAGAGCTATCAGTAATGACTATGATCGAAGATGTTTTTGGTTAGAAGATAAGTTCCCTAGTAGGGTTAGACAAGGAGTAGAAGTTAATGGAAAAGAATATTCAATCAGACCTTAGTTTAGTTGAGCGATTACGTAAACGTGCAGAGATACGAAGACAGATACCTAGTCGCAAGTCTGTGCAGAATAACGAACATGATCGTATCTCAGACTTGTTAGAGGAATCTGCAGACGTTATAGAGAAGTATACTAAAGTACTGGAAGACATTGCTAATGATTATCCTGAGCTAAGTCACGATAAAGCAAGGATGCAAAACTTAGATCATATTAAGTGGGCTAAGAATGTGTTAAAGATGTTTTCCTGTAATGGATTCTGTGGTGAGTATGAATGTAAAGAGAACCAATCTAACTGTAAGAGGATTAAGAAATGAAACTATATGATTTAAAGAATGGTGATAAGTTTAGAATCATCGATGATGAAACTAAAGTACCGGTATGTGCACCTCAAGCAGATGCGGATAAAGTATATTGGTTCGGTAGTATTGATGGGATGTATAGCTACTGCAAAGACGGTGATGAGGTTGTTCACTTCGCAGCGTGGACTGAGGTGGAGCGAGTTAATGAAGGTTAAGTTTGTTAAGCTACCTTGGTTAAGAGGAACACCGGTGTACTGGGGAGTAACATACTTCAACAACGGTAACCCTTATGTAGGCTATAGATTATTTTGTTTAGGGATAAGGGTATACAAATAACGTGTACTCAAAACAGGAAAACAGCGACACGTAGGAGGAAGAATGAAACATAGACCATGTGGTAACGGTAAAGGTGACACACCTAGACCAATACAAGACAGGGAGAAGTTTGATAGTAACTGGGATTCAATCTTTAAGAAGAAGGATAAGCAAGATGCTGAAGTGGACAGGAACAATCCTATGCCTGATCGGGATAGCACTAACAAGTCTTAACATCTTCCCTTTGAATCTGTGGTTCGGGTTCATTGGTTCAGGACTGTGGACTTATGCGGGATTACGACAGCGGGACTATGCATTGTTCATAGTAGAATTTGTAGCTGTTGTGATGTATTTGGGTGGACTAATTAAACAGAGCATGGTATAATAACTGTATGAAAATTATACTTGACATTGAAACTAACAGTAAGCACAACGTGATTTGGTGTTGTGTTACAAGAGATATAGATACTGATGAGGTTAAGGTATGGAAAGAAGCAAACGGATTACAAAAGTATTTGGATCAATGCGATTTGATTATCGGTCACAACATAATAGCATTCGACAATCAAGTACTGAGCAAGACTTGGAACATCTCGATGAGGAAGAACCAACTGTACGATACGCTCGTGTCCGCAAGACTTCTAGATCCAAGCAAGGAGGGAGGTCATAGTTTAGATGCATGGGGTAAACGATTAGGGTATGCTAAAGGTGACTTTAACGACTGGGATGGTGGACTTACAGATGAGACGATTACTTACTGTATACAGGACACACTAGTTACTAAGAAGTTATATGATTATTTATTAACAGAATTTAACAGACAACATTTTGACTATAGGAGTATAGAAATTGAGCTTAATGTACAACATATTATCCACAAGCAAACTGAAGATGGTTTCAAATTGGATGAAAGAAAAGCTATCGAACTGCAAGCAGAGCTTACGAACAAGCTTGTCAATATTGAAGCTTCATTACAGAGTATATTTCCAACGAAAACAATTGAAAGAATCTCAGAAAAGACAGGCAAGAAACTCGCAGATGGTATCGAAGTCTTCAACCCCGGCAGTAGAAAACAAATCGGAGAACGACTCATTGAAAAAGGTTGGAAGCCGAAAGCCTTCACAGACAAAGGACAACCCAAAGTCGATGAAACAACCCTCGAAGGAGTCGACATCCCGGAAGCGAAAGCCATCGCAGAATACTTGATGCTTCAAAAGAGGATTGCTCAGATCAGTTCGTGGTTGAAGGAGATGAAGGAAGATGGCAGGGTTCATGGTAAAGTCATCACTAACGGTGCAGTTACAGGAAGAATGACACACATGAGTCCGAACCTAGCACAAGTACCCAACTCAAGTGCGATCTATGGACACGAGTGTAGGGAGTTATGGACGGTAGAGAAAGGATACAAGTTAGTTGGTATCGATGCTTCAGGTTTGGAGTTAAGGATGCTTGCTCACTATATGAAGGATGATGAATATACAAATGAAATCGTATCGGGTGACATCCACACAGCTAACCAAAAAGCAGCGGGGTTGGAAACGAGGAATCAAGCTAAGACGTTTATATATGCATTCCTCTATGGTGCAGGAGCTAGTAAGATCGGGAAGATTGTTGGTGGTTCAGCGAAAGAAGGAGAGCGACTCATATCTAATTTTCTTAAGAACACACCTAAGTTACATGCGTTACGTCAAACCGTATCTAGCAAACTCTCTACGGAAGGAACGCTACCGGGTCTTGATGGACGTAGGTTACAAGTTCGGTCGGAACATTCCGCACTCAACACACTCCTTCAAGGTGCAGGTGCAATTGTCATGAAGCAAGCTTTAGTTCTCTTGGATGATAAACTTAGCAAGCTTGGTGTTGATTATAAGTTTGTAGCAAATGTCCACGATGAGTGGCAGATAGAAGTAGAAGATGGTTATCATGACATCGTTGGGAAGTTAGGGATACAATCCATAGAACAAGCCGGTAAGAAGCTGAATATGAATTGTCCTTTGACTGGTGAGTATAGAGTAGGGTTAACATGGAAGGACACACACTAATGGATGCACGTATCAAACAGGTAATACTTGAGATGCTACGCATGGGAGAAGATCCTCTTGCTATCCACGATTCAATGAAGGAAGCTATGTGTTTATTGACAGGGGTTAAAACTTATACTCCTAATCATGACATGGCAGACTTCTATCGTGCATATAAAGATGCGGACTTCAGACCATGATACCTGAGAATGATAAGAAAGAAGTAGTAGAAGCACTTACAATCGGGCTTAGTGAAGATGGAATGATTCATATCTATACTCGATTGGACATGCATGATGTACTTGATTTGTTGGAAGATGCGTTTGATATTATTTTAGACGAAGTTTCAGAAGAAGGCTATACAAAGCATTGATTCTGTGATATAATAATGGTGTAGTATTTATTTTATAGGAGTAATACAATGGATTTAAATAAACCAATCCCAGTTAAAGTTGATTTATATTGGGCATTCTTGAATGAACCTAATCAGATGAGCGAGAAGTACCAAGTTGACTTGTGTAACTTATCTAAAGAAGCAGTTAAGAAACTGATGGACATCGGTGTAGAAGTTAAGAACGATGAGCGTAAAGCTGACCAAGGTTTCTATGTGACTGCTAAGAGCAAGCTGTACCCAATCCTAGCTGTCGATGCTGATGGTCGTAAGATCGATGCCAAGGTAGCTAACGGATCTAAAGGTGTAGCATTCATCAAACCTTATGAGTACACATTCAAAGGTAAGAAAGCTATGGGTGTGGGTGTTAGCAAGATTGTTATCCAAGACTTAATTGTATACGAGAAAGATGACGTATCAGTTGAGGATTTGAACGAAGCTGTCTAATGCAGATTGCCTTGATCGATGGTGACATACTAGTTTATCGCATTGGCTTTGCCTCAGAGGAAGAACCTGAGTCAATTGCGATAGCTAGGTGTTGCGAGTTCATAGAAGATATTATTCTCTTCAATGGCTTTGATGAGTATCAAGGTTATTTGACAGGTAAAGGAAACTTCCGTAACGAGATAGCAGTTACCGAACCATATAAGGGTAATAGAAAAGCACCGAAGCCTAAGCACTATCAGGCACTACGTGATTACATGCAGAACCACTGGCAGTTTGAAATGATTGAAGGTCAAGAAGCTGACGATGCTATAGGAATCGCAGCATACACCTTAGATCCTGACGAGTACTGTATATGTTCTATTGATAAAGACCTAGATATGTTACGTGGTAAACACTATAACTTTGTTAAGGATTTCTTTTATCATGTCGATGAAGAAGAAGCTATCTTTAATTTCTATAAACAGATTTTAACTGGAGATAGAGTTGACAATATCAAAGGTCTCAAAGGAATTGGAGACGTTAAAGCGAAAAGGATTCTTGAAGAATGCAAAGACGAAAACGAAATGTATCTTGCTGTACTCAAAGCGTACGAAGGAAACTCGGAGCGAGTACTGGAGAACGGACAGCTCCTGTGGATACGAAGAGAACCAAACCAAGTTTGGAAACCTCCAAGCTAATCTATGTTGAGTGGGTTGATGCAGTATCAGATGGTGGGTGGGAAGACAGTGTTAAGGTAGACATCCATCCAGTTAAAACTGTGGGCTTCTTAATAGCAGAAACTAAGGATGGTATTTGTCTAGCATCTACTGTATCAGGTGATAATAGTAATGCACGAATGCACATCCCTAAAGCATGGATTGTTAAACGAAAGGTAATCAAGATTGAAAACACAATCAGCAAAAGCAAAAGGAAGAAACCTGCAGAAGTGGGTAAGGGACAAGATATTGGCAACGTTCCCGGTACTGAGTTTAGATGATGTACGAAGCACAAGCATGGGTGCAGGTGGTGAAGATGTACAGTTAAGTCCTGCTGCTAGAGAACAATTCCCTTTCCAAGTGGAGTGTAAGAATCTAGCTAAGGTCGCTGTGTATAACTATTACAAGCAAGCACAAGAACATGGTTATCATCAACCAGTAGTGTTCATAAAGCAGAACGGTGATAGACCACTAGCAATTGTCGATGCGGAGTACTTCTTTAAGATGGTGGCGAAATGAGTTGTGGTAATCATTGTTATGAATCAGACATTGCTACGTTAGAGCAAGAGAATCGACAGATGAGAGCACGTATGGATCGCTTACAAGAAGAGAATATCCTGCTGATCAAACAAGTTGATGCCTTACTAATCATGGTCAAGAGTAATGAAACAGAACGTCTAAAGGTAATACAGGAAGTATGGCAGAACACTATACAAAAGTCGTAGACTATAGAAGGTTCTTGCTATACAAACTTGTTAAATTAATAAGGAGAATGTATGAGTAGTTATAATTTTAGTCATGAGTATGAAGATAGGAATCTTTCTTATTCTTTTTCAATGCCTGACGAAGCAACACCGACAGATATATATGAGCAGTTCTGTCATTTCTTAACAGCAGTATATGGATGGGATGTAAGGACATATATAAATGAAAATACTACTTCTTGATATTGAATCTAGTCCTAACGTAGCACACGTATGGGGTATTTGGCAACAGAACGTAGGTATCAATCAGTTGATGGAGTCATCATACGTGTTATGTTGGGCAGCTAAGTGGTTAGGAGAAGACGAGATTCTGTTTGATTCTGTTCACGTATCTAAACCTAAGAAGATGCTTAAGAGAATCCACGATCTAATCTCTGAAGCTGATGCGGTGATTCATTACAACGGTACTAAGTTTGATATGCCTACGTTGAATAAAGAGTTCTTGTTACATGAGATGAATCCTCCTGCTCCTTACAAGCAGATCGATCTACTCAGACAAGTACGTAGTCAGTTTAGATTTCCTAGCAACAAGCTAGATTATGTGGCACAGCGACTAGGTTTGGGTAGCAAGACTTCCCACGAAGGTCATGAGCTTTGGGTTAAATGTATGAACAAAGACAAAGATGCTTGGTTCAGAATGGAGGAGTATAATAAACAAGATGTCATACTATTGGAAAAACTTTATCACAGATTGTTACCTTGGATTAAGAACCATCCGAACCACAATCATCACAAGGACGGTGCAGTTTGTCCGAGCTGTGGCGGTACTCACTTACAGAAGCGTGGTATTTCTGTTACTACTACCTCGACTTATCAGAGATATCAATGCAGAACGTGTGGCTCATGGTCTCAAGGAACGAAACAAGCGAAAGCGTCAGTAGGAGTTAAGCCCTTATGAGTGGAGACCACAACATGAATCAGATTAGAGAAGGTTATAGACACTATGATACTCCGGTAGCTATGCCTTACCTAGGTGAGCTTGATAAAAGTATTACTCTTGAATCATATTTTGCCGGTTTAAATAAACTTTATGAAAATACAGGCAAATCCGTTAGAGATCAACAGGTTGCAGGTACTCACTATCAGAGAGCTATTCAACCTTGGGATATTATATCTGAGTGGGAGCTTGACTTTTGGGAGGGTAATGTGGTAAAATATATACTACGTTGGAAAGATAAAGATGGTGTTCAGGACTTGAAGAAAGCCAAACACTATTTAGAATACTTAATTGAAAGGGAATTAAATGACAACTAAGAAACAAACAGTAAACTTTAACAAGTTCTTTCCGGATGACAATGCCT